TCGAATACGCTAGCCTTGCGAGGGAGCGTGGCTATGAGCCAACTCAACAAGAGAAGGTTCACCACGCTCGACTCTCAGCAGTGATGAAGGAATGGAAAGCAAACGGCAAAGAAGTTCCTGCTGATCTGTTTAATACACTAGAAGGTAAAAGAACTAGTGTAACTAATAAAAAATAAACAACTAAAATACTAAACTAATAAAGGAGTAAATAGTATGGACAAACAAGTCGTAAAAAAAAATAGTGCAGGTGCACTAGCCGCTGTAAACCTTAGAGCCGATTCTGGTAAAGGTGCAGAGGAAATAAAATCAGATGACGTATCAACACCGATTCTGAAAATCTTACATCAACTATCACCAGAGTGTAACTCTAGAAGTGCAAAGCATGTAGAAGGAGCTGAACCTGGTATGATATATTCCAATAGTTTTGGACAGCCTATTGATGGCAACAAAGGTATCGAAGTCATTGTAGCACATACACAGACTAGATGGCCAGAGTGGCAAGAGATGGGAGATAGTCCATCAGCACCTGTTGGAACACATTTAACTCCACCTGCTAATGCAAAAGAAGAAATGCGTGGTATTAAATATAGATTACAAAATGGTAACTATATTGAGAAAACTATGTACTTCTTTGTAATTGTAATGGTAGATGGTACGCCAAGAAAAGCGGTGATCACAATGAGATCATCTAATCTTACACCGGCGAGAAAACTAAATGATCTTATTTCTAATCTTAGAATTACAGATGATAAAGGTTCTTTTCAACCGGCAGCATACTCTGCAATGTTTAAGTTACAAACTGCAGAAAAAAGTGCTGGAGATAAAACTTGGCATGTTTACAAACCATCTATGGTTAGAATGCTAGATGTCTCTAACGAGAAAGACGCTGCAATCTACATGATGGGTCAGGAGTTTCATAAGCAAGTATCATCAGGTTCTACAAAACCTGAGTATGATAAAGGTAGTGAAACTAAACAAGAAGAAATTATCTAATTGTTTGACGAAACAATGGTAGCTACAGAGAACGGCAACGGGAGACTGGGGCCGTTCTTAAACAACAGGATGACACATGAAAGAGTACATAGAATATTTTACAGGATTACAAAGAAGTTATGGTGTCTGTAAAGTTGATGATGGATACATCGACGAAGTAACAGGCAAAAAGAAGTGGAAACATGAATGGGCTAAGAGTCCCGTCACTGATCAAGACTACGAAAACCACATAAAAGGAATTAAATCAATAGGCATACAACCTTGTACTGACGATGGTATGGCAAGGTTTGGTGCAATAGATGTAGATAAATATCCTATTGATAAAAAGTTTTATCTTGATGTCATCCAGGATAAAGACCTGCCAATTATACCTGTCCTATCCAAAAGTGGTGGATTACATTTATATGTATTCACCACTAGGTGGGTTAAGGCAAAACAGATTAGAAGTTTTTTAGAAGACTTATTATTTGTTTTTAAATTACCGGCATCAACAGAAATATTTCCAAAGCAAACACAACTTGTATCAAGTGATGGTACAGTATCAAATGGTAACTTTATTAATTTACCTTACAATGGTGACGATCGAAAAGCATTAGATGTTGATGGAACAACAATGCCTTTTGAAAGATTTGTAAAAACAATAATGTTAAATACTGTAGATCCAAGTCAATTTAAAAAAATAAAAGAAGATTTAATTTATGCAGAACTAAAAGGTGGTGGTGAAGAATTTGAAGATGGTCCACCATGTTTACAAAAATTAACTAAAGAACAAATGAAGTTTACAGATGGTCGAGATAGATTTTTATATAATTACATGGTATTTGCTAAGAAAAAATATCCAGGTGATGATACTTGGAAAAAAATGATAGTAGAAGCAGGTAGAAAGTATTTTTCTTTAGATCACAATTGGACTGATGATCACATTAAAAGTAAAATAAGTGGATGGGAAAAACAAAAGAAAGGTTTTACTTGCAGTGATCCATTACTAGAACCACACTGTATGAAAGCTTTGTGTGTAAAAAGAAAGTATGGTGTTTTATCTGGCGAAAAAGAAAATTATCCAACGTTAAATAATTTACAAAAAATAAATCTACAACCAAATCCGGAATGGAGAATTACAGTAGAACATCCTGACGAAGGAGAAACTATACAATTACATTTAAAGAATACATACAAACTAACTCAAGTGCATGAGTTTAAAACAGTATTATTTGAACAAGCTTTGATTGTAGCACCACCAATAAAACAAGAACAGTTTGATTTAATTTTAAAATCAATAAGTACAAAAGATAAAATAGAAATAATAGAACCTGCAGCAGGTACAAGTCCTTTAGAAATATTACAAAAATTATTGGAGAAACATATATACGGGGCTCAGGCAACAAGCTTTATGTCATTTTCAAGTGGTAGACCTTTGGTTGACGATAAATTTGCATGGTTTGTGTTTGATAAATTCTATGACAAATTAAAAAATGAAGAATGGAAATATGAACCACAGAAAACATCTTATATGATTGAAAGACAATTATATAATCATGAGGATAAAGATGAAGAGAGAAGAGTATTGTTTGGTCGTCAAAAAAGATATCCGGGTAAAGACGATAATGGTGATCCATTTAAAGCAATAAGAGTGGCTAGAATTCCTTTATTTCTTTTTGAAAAACCAGAAGAGGTAGAAGAAACAATTCCAGTAGAGAGCGACGAAGATGTTATATAAATATTATGGTCCACCTGGAACAGGCAAGACATATAGATTAATTAGTAGAGCAAGAGCATATGTTAGAAAATATAAGCTACCTTTGAATAGAATAGGATACTTTGCATTTACTAAGAAGGCTGCAGATGAGGCAAAAAATAGAATGCCTTTTGAGGATAAAAAACTAACTTATTTTAGAACACTTCACTCACTTGCATTTGAATGTTTAGCGATGAACAAAGAAGATATAATGCAGCCATATCACTATGAAGAATTAGGTAAAAGTTTAAATCTACAAATAAAATTTTATGACAGATATAATAAAGATGAATCGTTTTATTTAGGTTTTGAAAACCCATACTTTCAAATTATACAAAGAGCATTTAATAAATGTATAGATCTTAAAGAAGAATTTAATTTAGAAGAGCATGATCCAAAACATATAAATTGGACGACACTAAACCATATAAATAAAAATTTAATTAATTACAAAGACAAGAAAGAAAAATTTGAATTCAACGACATGATATACATGTTAATAAACAAACCAGAAAAAATACCAGAGTTTGATGTTATATTTATAGATGAAGCTCAAGACCTATCACCATTGCAGTGGAAACTATTTGATATTTTAAAAACTAAAACGAAAGACATGTATCTTGCAGGTGACGATGACCAGGCGATCTTTGCATGGGCTGGAGCAGATGTAAATAGATTTATAAAAGAGCCTGCAAAAGAAAAAGTTTTAATCTACTCAAAAAGAATATCTAGAACTGTACAAGAACAATCTAAGATAGCTATTGGAAACATATCTGGAGTTAAGAAAAATAAAAAATATTATCCACGAGACTACGAAGGTCTTTGTGAAGAAATATATAACCTAAACGAAATAGATTTAACAAAAGGTAAATGGTTAATTCTTGCAAGAACTGTATCAAAACTATTAAAGATAGAAGATATTTTAAAAGAAAAAGGTTTATATTTTGAAAGAAATAAAGGAAAAAGTATTACAGTTTCTTTATATAAAGCAGTAAAAAATTATGAACGTTGGCGTAAAGGAGAAGAACTGACAGAAGAAGAGACAAACGATATTAAAGGTTACATAGGAAATGTAAAATGGAATAAAAAAGAAAACTGGTTTAGTGCATTTGCTTTAACAGATAAAGATGAAGAAGAAGAGAAAGAATATTTAGTACGTTTATTTGAAAACAAAGAAGATTTAGAATCAAAAGCAAGAATATGGGTTTCTACTATCCACGCTATTAAAGGTGGTGAACAAGATAATTTAATTCTCTGTACAGATCTTGGTGACAAGATAATTAAATCGATGAATCGAAGCGATGATAAAGCAGATGAAGAACATAGAGTTTGGTATGTTGCCTATACACGTGCAAGAAACAATCTCTATACATTTAAACTAGCAAACAAAACAAGAAAGGCCTACCCAATAACATGACAGATAAAAGTATATTTAAAGATGTATTTCCACAAGATAAACAAATCGGAGGATCTCATTATAAATCGTTTCACATTCAACCATATGAATTTATTTCTAAGAATGACCTTTCCTTTTTTCAGGGAAACGTTATAAAGTATGTGTGTCGTTATAAAAATAAAAACGGCATAGAAGATTTAGAAAAAATAATTCATTACTGTGAATTAGAAAAGAAGAAACTGAAAGATATGGAAAAGAAAAAGTGATTGTTCCACAAACAGAATGGATTTTTCCAAAAGAATATCCCGATCTAAGATCAGCTGATGAAATTGCAATTGACTTAGAGACAAGAGATCCAGATTTAAAATCAACAGGCTCTGGAGCGATATCAGGTAATGGTGAGATTGTAGGTTTTGCTGTAGCAGTAGATGGTTATAAAAATTATTTTCCTATTGCACATGAACAAGGACCTAACATGGATAGAAAGAAAACTATTGAATGGTTTAAAGATATCTGTGAATCACCAGCTACAAAAATCTTTCACAATGCAATGTACGACGTATGTTGGATACGTAATTTAGGTATAAAAATCAATGGTTTAATTATAGATACTATGATTGCATCATCATTAATTGATGAAAATAGATTCTCATACACATTAAATACTTTGTCTTGGCATCACCTTGGTGAAGGAAAGAGTGAAGCAAGATTAAATCAAGCAGCAAAAGAAAGAGGGTTGGATCCTAAAGCTGATATGTGGAGAATGCCTGCAATGGAAGTTGGTGGCTATGCTGAGAAAGATGCTGAACTAACTTTAAAACTTTGGCACAAATTAAAAAAAATAATTGTAGAAGATAACTTACAGGATATATTTAATCTTGAGACTGATCTGTTTCCTTGTTTAGTCGATATGCGCCACCTAGGTGTTCGGGTAGATATCGAGAAAGCCAATCAATTGAAAACAGCACTGGCAGTAAAAGAAGAAAACCTATTACAACAAGTGAAAATAGAAACAGGAGTAGATACTCAGATATGGGCTGCAGCAAGCATTGCCAAAGTTTTTGATAAACTGAAGCTACCTTATACCCGAACTGAAAAGACAAACTCTCCTTCATTTACTAAAAATTTTATTTCTAATCATGCTAATCCTGTAGTTAACATGATAGCAGAAGCAAGAAAAATAAACAAGGTTAGAACTACATTTATAGATACCATTTTAAAACATGAACACAAAGGTAGAATTCATGCAGACATAAATCAAATACGATCTGATGATGGTGGCACGGTTACAGGTCGCTTTAGTTATTCTAATCCAAACCTACAGCAGATACCAGCCAGGGATCCGGAAACAGGGCCTTTACTTAGAAGTTTATTTATACCAGAAGAAGGTATGAAATGGGGTACATTTGATTACTCGCAACAGGAACCAAGACTTGTTGCACACTATGCTTTAAAATTTTCTTTACCATCTGTAAATCAAATTGCAGACTCATACGAAAACGATCCATCGACAGACTTTCACAAGATTGTTGCAGAGATGGCTAAGATTCCAAGATCGCAAGCTAAGACAATTAACTTAGGTTTGTTTTATGGTATGGGTAAAGCAAAACTACAAGGAGAACTTGGAGTGTCAAAAGAAAAATCAGAAGAATTATTTACAAAGTATCATAGCGAGGCACCTTTTGTTAAACAGTTAATGAATAAAGTTATGAAAGCTGCAGAGTCTAGAGGACAAATCAAAACTCTACTTGGTAGAAGATGTAGGTTTCCTAAATACGAACCAGTATTACGAGGAGCGGATTGGGGAACATACGTACCACCTGAAGATCATGAACGTATGTTAGAACTACAAGAGATGGGTCCACATCTAAAAGACTTTGAAGGTAATATTGTAAAAGACAAAGATGGTAAACCTAAACGAAACTATTGGCATCAAAATTCTACACGTAGAGCTTTTACATACAAAGCATTAAATAAATTAATTCAAGGTAGTGCAGCTGATATGACAAAGAAAGCTATGGTAGAATTATATAAAGAAGGTTTAGTAGCACATATACAAATACATGATGAATTAGATTTTTCTATTGAGTCAGAAGAACAAGCTAAAAGAATAAAAGATGTGATGGAAAATGCAGTTGACTTAGAAGTACCAAACAAGGTAGACTATGAATCTGGCCCTAATTGGGGTGAAATAAAATGATTTATTATGTCTTACTTAAATGCTAATATACCGCCGATTTATTGTAAAATAAGGAGAGAATATCTTTATGACATGGATGAAAAATATAAAAAAGATTATCGTGACTGTGTTATCTTTGGTCTTAGTTCCATTTCAGGTCGCGCACTCTTATTTAATGTCATGCTACCCAATGGTGCGTGCTATTGGCGTTTGCCTATCTCAGCGTTTTTCCAAAAACAGTATGACCGAGCCGATGTGCCGGATATGCAGACGGACGAGTTACAATTGTGGAACAGTTTTAGTTATTGGCCTAGTGTTCATTGCTTTGATTGGCTGGATGGTGTAAACGGAAAATATCTAGGTAGAGATAAAAAATTTTATAAGGGTCAATACTTATTTACTATTGACTGGGCGCATCCAGACACTAATATACTAGATACGGAACATTCTGAAATTCCGCAAGAGCACAAGTGTGCTCACATAATGCAATTAGAAAACGGCAACTTTGCTGCACAGCCAAACAACAGAATCATTTGGCACATTAATAGTTACACAACAGAAAACGAATGGCCTGATTACAAAGTACAAACTACGTACTGGGACGCAGAAGGCGGTGACTGGGTAACAGAAGATTCTGATAAAATGTTTTATGATATTGAGGAAAAAAAATGAAAATATTTTGTATTGATTGTGGTCACAGATGCCACTGTAAAGGACAAGGTTTTTACGTGAGCACAACACAATGTGCTTCATGTGATTGTTATGTTTGTAACCACATAGAAGTAAAGAACTATGAAGATCACATGGGTGAAAGCATGTTTAAAAAATTATGGAAAAAAATTAAAGGTTGGTTTGTATAATGGAGATAGCCAAGATGAATTATTATTTTACAGGTTTGTTGATAATATTGATATGTCTATTGGCATTCATAGGTCCTGCATATCCTGATACTACACAAAATAATACTTCCGGATCAAACACATCAATTACAGGTGGGTACACAAGTTCAGCTACAAATACTTATCAAAGCGGTAGCTCAAACAATACCACTACTACAAATAATTCTTCATCAAATATTAGATCAGCACCACCAACAGCATCAGCACCATCGGTGACTAACGCAGGATCTGATGTCTGTCTTGCTGGAGCAAGTGCAGGTATTCAAACTTTTGGTTTAGGTGTATCAGGTGGTAAATCTTTCAGAGATAAAAATTGTGAAAGAATAAAACTATCGAGAGAACTAAACTCTCTTGGTATGAAAGTTGCAGCTGTAGCTATACTATGTCAAGATGAAAGAGTATTTGAAGCTATGGAACAAGCGGGCACACCATGTCCATTTGAAGGTAAGATAGGTAAACAAGCAAAACTTGCATGGCAAAAGTATGACAAACTTAGACCAGATCACGAACAATATATTAAAAATCTAAAGATCAAAGAGGAAGCTGATGAAGAAGTTATTATTCTACCTAAGTCTAAGCCTAATACTATTCAACACAACTAATGCTGAAGAAGTTACAACAGGTAATTTACTGGATCAAAACTTTGATAACGGATCCTGGTCTGGGACCGCTGATGGTCGCCACGGGTCTAATGTTATTGCTGCTCACAATGATGAATATATCACTTCAGACGACATAAGTTTAAGAAATGATGCAAACCTTACACAAGAG